GTCGGGGCGGTCATAGGACCCACGTGCCCCATGGGGCAGACCTCATCACAAAGATGAGGCTATACTATCTGGAAACAGATAGTTCTCCGGACTTTTTTGTCCGGAGAATTCCCGCAAAATGGTTGCGGGAATCCGGTATTATATATAAATACCGGACATCTGACATTTATTTGTCAGATTTAGAACCGGTAGATCAATACCGGTTCATCCGCTCTCGAATGTATGGGAGCGGATACAGCTTGCATTTTAAGCGCAAGCTGACCCATGAATTATTTCATGGGCGACTGTCGCATGTGCGACAGTGGTTTTACACCGCTAACGGTGTAATCCTCCCCTATATAATTGGGGGGGGCGATGACTATCAAGTCATCGACTCCATGACCAAGTTTGTCATGGAGAATTGTGCAAACAATTATGCACAATTTCTTTCGTCATTGAAAATGACGAAAAAGCTGATGCGAAAATCAGCTGCCACTGAAGGCTTCAGTGGATCCTTGGTAAAAGTACCAAGGAATGGGAAAACACGAAGTTGTTTTCCATACGTTATTTTATTTAATAACGTACTTCGGCAATCACATTTGTCGAAGAAGGAGAAGTTCAGACTTCTCCTTTTCTGGACCCAATCGCGGGCCACAGGTCTTGCAGATAGCAAGATGGTTGAGGAATCCCTCAACAAGTTTAGAAATACGGTTTCTAAACCATCTCAACCTGTTGAGATTGATGCAGCAATTTTAAGTAGCTGCATCCGGACCGGTAATCTTACCGGCCATTTGGCCCAAGTATCTTGTGGGCCAAAAGCCTGTCTTCAGGCTCCCCAGAAACCTGTTTTTCTGGGTATGAGGGATTATGTAGATCCCTCAAACCCCCAACCAATTGGGGGTCAGACTAGGTATTTGCATTACCTAGCTACTCACCGCGTTTTACGCGGTGATTATGATGTTCAAACTTTGGAACATCATCCGTTCGAGAAACCTCGAGCGGTAAGGTCAGCGAATGACCTTCTTTCCTGGGCTATCCAGGAAACGCTCACGAATTTTGAACTCGTGGGCTCTGTTCGGTATCATAGTGTCGCCGAACAGTCAAAGTCACGGTCTATTACCGTGGCTCATTATGGCTATCAAGTCATAATGGGAGTGTTAGCTCATGCGCTAACACCGGCTGTATTGTCAGCCGAGACGAAGTCAGGATTGACTTCGGATAGACATCTATGGAATTTCTTAGATGTCAACCTCTCACCAGAGGTACCCTCCTGGGAGGGTTCGCAAGGATATACGATCCTTGCGATGTCTTCCGACTTATCGGAAGCTACGGACCACATGAATTGGTGGTTCGCTCGGGCCGTCTGGTCCGAGTACATACGTCAAACAAGAGGACGTATGCAGCCAACAGGATTGATGCTGTTGGCGAAGAGGTTATTTACCTCTCCACGAACGGTATATTACCGTTCGTCCGGAAACAAGTATTTATGTTTCCGTACCATGAGAGCAAGTCTCATGGGAGACCTTTTCACGAAGGTCGTCCTGACAATAGCTCAGGACTATACAGCGCGCAAAGCGCTGTTGGACTCGCCTCTAGGCGAGTTCCCACCTAACAAACATATTGTTAGGGGTTGTATGGTAAAACCATACAACTTGTGCACATTAAGTGCACAGGGCTACGACAAGATCGAAGCCCGCCGTGAAATCATTCACGGCTGCTCCTACTCTTTAGTAGGAGACGATATAATCATATGTTATATCGGATACCAGTCCTTATTTCGGACTGGTATGCTCCCCTGGTTCAGGGGGGCAAGTGCATCCTCAGATGTACTTATATCGGAACATGATAGTTTCGATAGTCCTCACATGATGTTCTATTGTGAGGAGGGGGCCATGGTCCCCAAGGGCGTATATGATACGCCCCGCCATCAAAGATGGCGTGGTCGAGAAATTACTTATCTCGACTATCCTCGATTGAGGCTCCTGCTCCCGGTAAAGATGGAGCAGGATATCTACTCCCACACTAATGTTGGGAGGTTCTCCTTATTAGGTAAGGAGAGTCGCTGGGTGCAAGAGACATCCAGCCCACTTGCAACGCTTTTATATGAAGTTGCAAGTACGGTACAACATTTGGTTGTACCGAGGGACATAGAGTGTCTATGTCCCTTCACTCCGACAGAGATCGGAGGAGACGGTGCCTATACAGGCAACGTTGACTTCTTCACGGAAGTCATCCGCAGGAAATCTCATGATCCTGCGGAGACACTCTATCGAATGGAGTGTCAAATGGTGAAGCTATGGCATCACCATTACGTGTCTATAGATAAGACACGTATGGGGTTGGAAAAATTCCACCTCCTTCTCCCAACCTTAGATAGGTTGAGGAAATGGCTGCCAGAAAGAGCAGTCATTGTTCCACCCTCGGTGGAACATGCAGAGATCTTCAGATCTCTGCCACGGGGGATTTTAGAATCCCCTGGGCTAACTTTCACAAAGTTAGTCAAAAGGTGCTATTATGAGTACCTTTTTCGGGGGAAAATTCTCCCGAATCTGCGTATTAACGCAGATGTGTCGAGCAAAAGAGGCTCGACACCTGAATCGGCATTATGGAGCCGATTCACAAGGGCAAGATTACAAGAATATCTTGCCCAGTGGAGAAGACCTGGCTTCTTCACTCAGGACAACGATCCATATTTCGTTGTCCCATACCGACATAAAGATCTTTTGTCGGTAAACTGGCAGTGGAAACCACGGCCAGAACCTAGCAATGAATTTGCTAGGTTAAGTGTCAATGATTTTCTTGACACTATTTATTACGGAAAACCGAATTCCGTAATAACTCAAAGATTAAATATGTTCTTTGAGTCAGATCCCCTGATTATGATCAGGGTGAGGGAACGACCAATCAGAGGTCGTATCCGTATCATATCTAAGGATATGGTACTCGGAGCGAGAATTGCTCGCTTCGTACGTGGCAATTATG